CCAGTCGCGCCGAAGAGGGGTGCGAACGTATGGGCCTTTCCTTCCTGGCGTGAAGTCTTCTGCCCTGCATCACTGATAATCTTTGCAGTGTAGCTGTGTACATCAAACCCTGTGTTGATCTCATGCATAGCTGTTTCATCTTGAGCCAAGAACGCCGCAGCACGAAATTCTAATTGGGCAAAGTCCGCCTCACATATGTAACCGTTTTCCCAGCGAGACACAAAGACACGCTTTACGGGGAACGTACCACCTCTTGGCATGTTTTGCATGTTGGGGTTCCGTCCAGAAAATCTACCTGTACTGGTGATATGCTGAGTGAGTCCCACATGCAGGAGACCGTCTGATTTGGTGAATGTGTCGATACCCTCCACAAAGCTAGAGAGGTAACTACTAACAGCAGAAAGACGTTTAAGGTCAGTAAGAAACTCAACAGCAGCATCCATGTTGTTCGTTTTAGCAGTACCCACAAGTACATCTAGGTTATCCTTTCCTGTGCTAAATCCACTGGCGCTAACCCACTTCTTGCTAGGCGCACCAAAGCCAAGACCTGCAATATGGTTAAGTTCTTTGAGTCCATAACCACGAGCATCACATTCCTTGCATTTATTAGGCCTAGCAAACTTAGTGCCATCCTTCTTTATCTTATACGTCTTACCTGTTCCAGAGCAAGTAGGACAGGTAAAAGCCTTGGTACGTTTCATGATAGTACTGTTAGCACCTACAGCCTGCTTAAACTCTTTAGTAGTATTCACATACTCAAACAGGTCAGCCCACTCCTTCTTGTTGTTAACCTTTACAGAGAAAACAACCTGAGACATCTGCTCTGTTGAGTTAAGATTGATAGGCGTGTCACCCATGATCTCACGCACCTTGTGCTGTAGCCGATCCTCAATGTCTGCCTTCTCACGCTCAAACTCTAAACGCACGGCATCTAGGGCTGTACGATCCACCCTGATTCCTGACATGTACATTCTGGTAAGGGTTTGACAGGTTTTGAAGGTAATATCTCTAATGGTGTGTAGACTGGCGGAATCGGTTTCACCGTAGTCTGCCTCGATACTGTGGAACAACTCACGAGTTGTGTCGAGATCACACCTAAGATAAAAGTTAAGCTCATTGAGAGGTATCTCATTGGTGTTATAACCTTCCTTAAAGTAACGCTTGAGAGTGTCATCCTTCTGAGCGTTAAGTTTTCTACGTTCAGCACAGGCTTCAAGGCTAATCGGTAGCTTCTGACCGCGTAGCAGTATATATTCTGCAAGCATCGTGTCATAAATAGCGCCATCATACTTAAAACCACACTCCCACAGCCACATCATATCGTGCTGTGCATTGTGCATAATAAGAAGAGTAGTCATATCTAACGCCTGCTGTATCAGCTTACGCCCGGCGCCGCTGGTGTCTTTCTTCTCGACATGATCCAACGTTACTAAGTGCATCTCTTCTGCGTTGTCTGCATTTTGCATACCGACTTGAACAAGGAAGTTACCCTCCTCATAAGGATCTAAGTGTAGCTTATCCCTACGTTTGTTTGTTGTGTTCTCAACATCTAATACAAGTCTCATCTCTCTCTCCTCTATGCTGTATATAGTGATCGTGCCCCGTCTAACTCACAATGCACTACACCATGCCAGCCACCCTTAAGCTTATTCTTAGCTATATTCAAGTGTCGTTGTGTATCTTCCTCATCTGCACCCTCTACAATGGGGTTCTTTGAGATCAGCACCATGAGATCAGCTTCAGCAGCTTTACCTGTCTTAGAGCCTTCCATCATGGACTGGTCTACATAGACCTTACCCTCTGCTACAGCACTTAGCTGTGACATCCATACAACACAACAGTTGTATTGCTTAGCAATGTTACGCGCATAAATAGCCGCATCCTTTAGGTACACATCGGACTTGTCACTTGTCTTACTGGCAAACTTGTCACCCATGTCCAGGATAAGAATATCAGGACGTTCTTGCTTGACCAGTGATTCAACCCACTGCATATCCTTGTTTGTGCTATCCTTAATACGAATATTGGATCTAACAGGCTCGTAGCGGCTACGTGCTAGGGCTACGTTATCTTTAACCTCATCCATTGACATATTTGAGGCAGCACTAAGGTAACGTGCTCCTACACGCTCATATGCCTCTTCGTTACATAGCACTACACACTTAGCACCCTGCCTTGCCCAGCCCTCAGGCCCAGCAATAAGTGACGCATGAAAGGATGTCTTACCTGTGTTAGGACGTGCGCCTACAAGCAATAGATGCCCACCACTGACACCCTCAACCTTACGACGAAGACTTGGTATGTTAAACTTCCACTGTGTCTGTAGATCGTTTGCCTTGAGCAATGTGTCGATGCTGATGTCTTCCCACTCAATACGTAGGTTAGGTGTGAAGTCATCCTTGTAGCTCTCTAGCATACGTCTGAGCGGTTCTAGGCTGGTCTGTGTGCCGTTAACGAAGTCAAAGCCTAGATTAGCTACCTGCTCACCTACATACTGCTGAAACATCTTACCCAGTACATCTGTAGCAATATCTACCTTGATGACCTGCTCTTTGTCTATCTTACGGAACAGATCAGAGTAAGCTGTCTTGGTGGCTGTAGTCATAGTCTGATTCTGAGAATAGAATATAGCTTCCAAATCAGCTGTATTCAGATCACCCTCATATGTACGCATAGCTGCATCAAGTGCCTGCTTAATCTTACGTACATCCTTAGTAAAGATCTTATCAGGGCAACGAATGCCCTTGTGTTGTTCATAGAAGTCACGATTGAGTAACGTCTTAATTAGTGCCAGTTCCATCATTATCTTTCTCTCCTACAAAGATCTGGTATATAACCTCCAGTGCAATTAGTGGCCACAGGAAGGCAAATTTAATAGGGCCAGAGGTGTCCATCTCCTCGTCCGCTGGCTCTACCATATGGTATAACAAGGGCAGCGCTAACATATACATCGCAGATATGCCAGCGAAAAAACCCTGCCCTAACTCATTCATGTTTAAACTCCACATAGTAAGAGCCTTCTGAGCTTTTGTATCCAGCCATCAGGTCTATCCACTGCTGCGCACTCATACTTATTAACTGGTAGGAGTTCATCTCTGGCTCATACTGTCGTACGTAAACACAACCGCCATCACCTAAGATAACCTCAACGTCCTCATACATATCCTTCTGATCTAGCGTTGTGATTATTGCTGCATCTGATTCAAACTCAACTGTGTACATCTGGCTGCTCCGCTACAAGAATGTTGACGTGAGCCACCTTGCCCTCGACACGAGTGATAATATACTTCAGACCCGCTTTGGTGAGTATCAATCTTAGTTGTCCTACAGGTATCATGTCTTATCCTTTCCATGTAAATGTATCAGCCGCTCCAAGTACCACTGAGACTTGAGTAAATCTTCTTGCTTGTTCTTGTAACGCCAGCGGTGCAGGTACTTAGCAATGTTACCGCGCAAGTAACCTATATACTCCTCTGTGTTTAGGAAATCTTCAATATAATTAATGCACTCTATGCTACCCTTGCCGTAGTGTGCTGGGTTGTTGACGTTATCTACGGAGTCAATAAAGCCATTCTTTTCATCGCGGTCTTTAGATGCCTTACGTTCTTCCTCAGTCATAGGGCGTATACTTTTACTCATTCTTTTTTCTTTCTTTGAATATCATTTACAAGTTTCTCTACAGATGTACCTGCTGCAAACATCTTCCGTTTAAATATTTGCGCTCTAGATGGGTTTGGATGTTTTATAAACTTACCAGGTTTTTCAGAAAAGAATACATACATCATAGCGTCACCTGCTTTAATCTCAAAATCATCAATGTAATCAGGAATCATCACATTCCAGATAAGATTTACACACTTTTCTAAACCATTAGAATGCACACCAGGCATCTGAATAAAGGGTGCATCAGGCCAATGATAGAAAGGTGGATGAAAAGAAGACGTCATACCATCAGGTAAACTAAGAGCTATCTCTGTCTGTATTTTTAGATTAGACATATCCTTAAACAAAGGATCCTTCTTAGCTGTATACTGCTTTGGTGAATGTGCCGGAGTCATTTGATCAAAGCGGCTATCCGCAGCCTTAAGTATCCAAGTCTTATATTCAACCCAATCATCCTGCTTGGCTAGTTCTTGGTTTTCAGGAAGCAGTGATGAAGGGATACAAGAGAAATGTAAATCGCAAGGTGCTTTTAAAACAAGGCATCTATTTAAGTACTCTCTAATAGGCGCACAGGCTTTTATACTTGTATCAAAACCATAAGGTGTACTTCTTTTATCCTTAGCCTTTGTATATAAATCTGCCGCAATCTTCTTTGCACGATTAAATGTACCAGTAGGTGCTAAGTCTAAGGCATTCCACCAAGTAGAAGACTTTGATGCAGTTTTATCTGTCCATAACTCAAACCAATCTTCTGGTTTCATCATGTCAGATTGTACAATTTCTTCTGTTGGGCCAATGTTAGCACGCCAA